TTGATCTTTATCTAGGTATGAAATTGATGCGTTTATGACTCTTTGTTTGTTAATAATATCAGAGAATATTTGGCCATAGCGATTAGTTTGTTTTTGGCTTAACTCATTCTCTTTTATCGACCAGTTAAAGTTAATTGAACGACCAATATCAAGCTTTTTACCAATAAAGATATTTGCTATCTCACAATAAGAAAGTGTGGATGTTAGAACCATCCTGCAGAATCTGTATTCTTTTACCGCAAACTCAGTTATTCCTGAATTATAGGCAGCATCTATTAAAACTGTTTCGCTTGCCGCTGGTGTTGCCCATTCGTTTATATGGTTAAATTGTAGTGTAATTGTGTGGATACCTAGACCGTTTCTCTTGTCCCCAACAATAAAGAACGAATCAACCTGGGAAGTTTCACCAAAGTCGAACACAACACTAGCTGTTGAGTCGGTTGACCTATAAACCTTTGAGCGTCTAGGGTCTAGAATGTTAGTAACTGGAAATAGTGCATTTTCGCTACTTGTAGAAATGGTGGACTGATAAATAAGATTGTCTGAGTATATTTCGAAGCTGTTCATGCTAATTTAAACCCATTGTTTATTTGATCTCTAACCGCTCTTGCGATTGTTCTACCATCGATTTGAATTACAATTTCACCTGAACCCATTGTTCCCTGATTAATCATGTTTATCAAGTTATTTTGTTGGTCAGCATTTAACACCATCTCGCCTGTTCTGACAGATGCTATTTGATTGTCTGGCCCTCTAGTTGCACCAACAATACCACCGTTTTCAAACCCTTTAATTGCTGTTGCCGCAATCGCAGCGGTGTTGATTGCTCCGATAGTTGTAACCGTTTTAGCTAATGCAATATTCCCTGGAGGTGGCGCACTTGCTAATGCCTGAGCAGCCGCAAGTTGTGTTGCAACAATAGACCCAGCAATTGCCGCAGCTTTTTGAATATAAAATTGTTCTTTAGACCCATCTTTTGCAACTGCACTCGCTAAATTTCCAAAGGCTTGTAAATAACCCAATCTTGTTTGGAGTGTTTGTTGGTCTAGTTTGTTTTGCTGGGCAAATGTTGATTCTAGCTGTTTAGTTTCATTTTGCTTTTGCTTTGTTTTTAAATCGCCATAAATCTTATTTTGAGCAAGTTCTTTTTCGAGTCCTAATTTTTGAAGTGCTAATATTTCGTCTTGACCACTTAAAGTAGCCTCTAATCTCTTTTGCTTAAGAGCAAATTCAAGTTCAGATTTTTGCAAATCAAAATCAGCAATTCTTTGAAGTTCAGCTTCATTTCTTGCAAATTCATCTGTAATAGCTTGGTTTGCGTATTGTTCCTCTAATGTTCTCTCTTGAAGTTTTGCTTGTTCTTTAAGTGAAAGTATTTCTTGATTAAGTATCTTTTGAGACTCAGTTAATTTTTTAACTGGATCTTCACCAGTTGTCGGAGGTGGTTTATTTTGTTCCTCGTAAAACTTATTAATTGTCTTAATTGTTTCATCATACTCAGCACGTAAAGACTTTAACTCTTGTTTAGCAAAAGTTACTTGTCCAGCAGCACTAAATGATGTTTTTGCTTGTTTTTCATAGTCAGCTAATCGTGACTCTTGTATTTCTATTTCTTCAGTTAGTTCAGCAATTTTTCCTGATAATCTTGTGATCGATCCTTCATTTTCTTTAAATCCGTCATTGCCTCTAGATAAAGACTCTCTGAAACCTAGAACCTTATCTGTTAGTGTTTGGTAAACAGTTGCTAGGAAATTGTTAATGTCTTTAAGTCTCAAAACATCAACTAAAACAGACCCAATTTCTTCCTGAAGGTCACTAAACGCATTAGATGAAGCAATGATTGAACCAGTGTAGGTGTCTAACTCAGAAGCAGCACTACCAGAAAACCTTTGATTTATGATGGCAGCGGCTTCACCAGCTCTTAATTGTTCTGCAGTTAGTTCTTTTAATTGTGGAATTAATTGACCAAGTCTTCCAATCTCACCTGAAAGAGTTCTTCCAAGCTTTGCAACATTCTCTTCTAGTGATCCGCCAAATACTGCCGACAATTCCGCAGCAGCCTGAACAATTTCTTTAGCTTTCGTATTGGTTGCACCAAGTGATTTTGCTAATGCAAGCTGAGATAAAACAACCTCATCACCAAATTTTGACGTTCTTTGAAGTTCTGTTGCAAAATCAGAAAAGTCAGCAATCGCCTCTTCAGAAAAATCTCCTGATGCTCTTAATGCTTGACCTAACTTATTTAATGCGTCTTCTTGTTCTGAGTATGCTTTGATTGATTCTTTGGCAAAATCTATTGAGTTATCAATTGCCTTAGTAAGTTGCTCGAATCCCTTAGTCGCAATGTTACCAACAAAAACACCAGCGGCGGTCTTTAGTATCCCGTTAAGCTCTGATGCTTTCTTTGCTCCAGAATCTAAGGCTGAATTTAATTCATTTTTCTTTACTTCTAAATCAAACTCAATTTTTTCAGCCATTTTTCTTCCTATTCGCAATCCATGAAAATAAGATCATATCAGTAAAGCTTAAATCATCAGGCCCATATCTAACACCTAGATCAACCGACAATTTAAAATATGAGTATCTAGTAACGTCCTTAGATAGCTCATAAATGTTCTTAGATAGTTCAGAGTCATTTGTAATATTAAACAACTCATCATATCCCATGTTATTCGAGGCTGCGTTTACAGCATCCTCAATCAGGTCTTTTTTTTAACTAAACTCGTAACGTCATTAAAGACTTCATCACAAATTTCTGAACATAGCTCAGAATTGTTTTCTTTATCCTCTAAAAAATCAAAATATGTCGCATATCCAGCCGATTTAAAATCGATTAGACCTGACATTGACTCTAAGAATTTAGATTTAACTTTCCACAAGTCTTGCGCTGACTCTATTCTTTCAACAAGGCTTAAAAATGAATAACCCTCTTGAATGTTGGGCATCCGATATTTCAGAATGCCCTTTTCAGTCTTCTTTTCTAACCACTTCATGAGATCCTTCGCTTATACGAAATTTAGGTATAAGTCTTTAGAGGTTGTTGTTACGAATCCTCTTAAAGTTATCTCAGCTTGGATAAAGTTGTCACCTGTTGTCGTATAAGCACTTACAGTACAGTTCTGAACGTAAGCGTTGAAACACTTACCAGGAACCCAGTTACCACCTGTTTTAGGGCCAGCATTTAACATTGCTGAAATACCTTTGTTCTTAAGTAGTGCGTCAAGTAATGATGCGTCGTACTTATTAAGAACGGCAGTAACGCTCATTTCAACAGTTCTTCCAGTAGGAATCTTTTCCTTAACACCAGTTTCCTCACAAATACAATCCACGTCCTCAACTGCCTTGCTGACAGTTAAAGAAACAGATTGAGCGCAAACGCAAAGATTGTCAGCTTGTGATCCGATAAATAGCTCAGCACCTTTAATAATGATTGCATCAGCAGCATCATAAGATGGTGTGATTAAAGAATTGTATTGTTGAGCGAAAGACGATGGGTAAGATTGCGCACCAGTTTGGTCATCAGTTGTGAAACCAATCAAAGGAGCAATTGTATTTGCTGCATTTGCACCAGTTCCAAACAAAAGTTCAAACACTGTTGAACCTGAAGAAATTGTAAATTTACCATCTGTATTGTTATAAACAACACTCATCGTCTCAGTTGATGCGTTATCAAGAGCAGTTTGGATTGCATCCGCTAACTCGATAGGTGTCTTATAGATACCCTCAGCAACAGAGACAGATTTAGTTCCACCATCATCAACGAAGTCAAGAAACTTAGAAGTTCCATCAACTGTGATTGGGTTAAAGTAATATTTTGTCCCTTGGTAAGAGAACTCAACTTCACCGAAGCCGTTAGCATCAGCAGTTAAAGAAAGCTCAGTAACAGTGTTACCAGCAGAAGCTTCGATTGCATGACCGTTTCCAAGGTATTTTGTAGTTGAAAATGTTGGATGCCCTTGAGCAACTGGCTTATAAACAATTGCTTTTCCTAAACTTCTTCCAGTAGAAATTGCATTCTCAAGGTTAAAGTTAAGAACTAGATTGTTTCCAGACTTAGAAGCTACGTTACGGATTTTATAACCGTAAGTGGCATCTTTAATTAATAGAGCTTGCCCAATTTCAAAGTTTGCTGCACTTGTAACTGCAATTTGAGAAACAGTTGACCCAGCTTGTGAAGTGTATTCAGTAGCGTTTACTGTTTTTGCACCCATTACTGATTCGTAAAGAACACCAACTTCAGGCTCTTGACCTTCGACACCAGAATGCTTTAGGTATGCAGCATGTGCGCCTGAAACTGATTCTTTACCAACGAAAGATTTTGATGCACCAATATCGTTAAGAAGCTCGTCTGATTCAAGCTGTTCAGGTTCAAAGTTTAGTGTGTTCCCTGGTCTGAGTGGAACAAATTCAGCACCAGCGACTGGCGGAAGATATTCCCCTGCGGTGGTTTCTTTTTTAATTGCGAAAATACTCGCACGATTTAGGCCTACACTCATATATTCTCCTTATAGACTCTCTAATATGTAAAATTGAAAAGTTGCTGTCATACTCAAAAAAGATTGCTTGCCTGATAATACTTCCTCAACACCTGAGACAGCTCCAATATCAACCTTAGCAATATCATTTGGTATTCCTAGCTCATTATAAGAATAGAAAAGTTTTTGCACATCGTACACATTTTCCAACAATGCCTTAGTAATTGAATCAATCACGACTGGATCGCTGTCAGTTCTAAAAACTTCCTTAGTTAAAACAACGGTCACTTCCCTAATATTCATGAAATTACAGAACTCGTAAGGCTCAAAATTACTTGAACCGATAATAAGCCCATAACCATCAATCAAGAATCTAGCGTTGTTGTCACCGAGGGAATAAGCGTATGGAATCCTCGTTTTATTAGGATAAAGTGCAGCCAACTCAACCAATAATTTATCGTAAATTGTTGATATTTTTGAACTCATCGGCTTAACCAACCGCTGGTGTTATCTAAACTTTCTGATACTTCCTCAATCCCATTTGCGTTCTTATCGATCTTTTTAACAGGACTAGAAAGTCTTTTTTGGTATTCTTCACGTGCTCTTTGTCTTTGATCGATGTAGTCATCCCCAAAAGCATTGAACACAATCTCAGCTACTTTTTGAACAGATGCCAGTCTATAGTCTTCTCTTTCGAGCATTTGACCAGGATCAACAATGACACCATTAATCATTAGGTCTTGCTCAATAACCTGAGCGGCCTTTACGTGTTGCTCTTCCCAGTTTGTTTTTGCTGCTTTAAATGATGTTAAAACGCTTGTCTTAACAAGGTCAGGATACTCAGAACCAAGATCACTATCGTCACTGAAAATACTCCCAACCCAAGATAAAGAGCAACCAAGAGATAAGTCCGCATCGAAAGAAATCCTCATCCAGTAGCGGTCATAAATCTTTAGTGATTCTAGACCTGGTATGTTATCGCCATCGCCTGAAGTATCTTCTCTTGACCACCCAGAATCTCTGTCGGGAACAAATGTGATGTGGCCAGAAACGTGAAATGCACCAGTCTCATCAATTAGTTCGTTAACAAAGTTCCAAGAGTCGCCATCAAAGACCTCTACATACATGTTAGCAGGAAGTGTGTTTTTATCAATTAATTTAATGTACAAGCTGTTAAATGGTAGCCTTGCACCTATGTAAATGAAGTCTTCACCAGCAACGTAATTAAAAGATGACTCTGTTTCGTCATACTTGTTAAGGTTGACTGAAAGATCCCTTAAAATTCCATTGTCAGAATAAAAGACTCTCTTATTCATTTTTTCTTACCTTTTTTTGCCTTTCTAGCAACAGAAAGAGCAATTGCAACTGATTGCTTTTGTGACTTTCCAGACTTCATCTCTTTTTTAATGTTAGATGAGATTGTCTTTTTTGAGTAACCTTTTTTGAGCGGCATATTGAACCTCAATAAAAGCAGGGGATTTCTCCCCTGCCCTGTTAAACTAAATTTCTGGCTGCGATTCTACTGATGAAGGCTTTTCTTCAATAGGTTTCGTTTCTGGTTTTGGTGGCTTTGGTATCATAATTTTTCTCCCTTAAAATGCGCCTGAGTAAAAAACTTTGTCGCCTGTTTCGATTGCTTCAGATCCTCCAGGATTAACTAAAGAGCCAATCCATGTAAGACGAGTTTTTCCAGCCACAATAGAAGTTGTATAATCTTCACCTTCGTGAACTGCCAATCTTCCAACTGAAACAGATAAAAGAACAGAGTAAACTCTATCTAAGTCAACAAATCCAAGTTCTGCGCCAACTACAACCGACCCTTTTGAATAACCTTTTGCCTCAAGTGCATCAACTCTTGCATTGTTAGAAGTAACATAACCAGCAAATGCGGTGTCATTCTCAATGTCAACAGAGTTAATTAATGAAACAATCTCAGCAAATGAATCTTTGTCAGCGTCCGCAGCTAAAAGAATAGCGTCAATGCGCTCTTTTTCAGTTGTGATTTTTGAGTCTAGCGCTGTTTCTTTAGTATCAATTTCTGTTTTAGTATAATAACCACTAAGGTCAACTTCTGGAATTGCTGCAATTGCTGCATCTAATTGACCTTTGTTAACAGCGTCAGTTGACAAGGTACCATCAGCAAGGTTTTTAATTTGCTTACTAGTAACATCAATTTCTTTTGCATCAAGGATAATTTTACCACGAACACCAGTTCCACTTACGGATGCTGTTGCTAATTCAATGCTACCGCCGTTTACATTTTCTTGTAACCCTGCCCCATCAGTATAAATACCGATAGACTTACCTGAAGAATCAGGTGCGAAAGAAGCTGGGTAAGAAATTAAATATAAATCAGTCCCAGTAGAAGCGTGAACATAGCCAAAGTTCCAATTCCATTGTTTGCCCCAGTCCCCCATATTGTGAGAGTTGGTAGCTTTTGGAACAATCATTTGTGATGTTAAGTCATGATTGATTGTTGGATTAAGAGCTATAAGAGATGCGCTGTTTGAAATCGATGGTAATTGCTTACCTTGAGAAACAAGATCAACGTCTGCATAAACAGATGGGCCATTTAAAACAAGCTGTTCACAATTAAAATGTCTTAAGAAAGAAGCGGATCTTCTATTAAAGTCATTAACTGAAGCTGTTTGAGTAATTGTTCCTTGGCAATATCCACCAGTAGCAACAAATATTGTCGCCATACCGCCATTTGGATGTTGGTTAAGATTGATATTGGCATAACATACGTTATTGGTGAAAACACCGAGGTTTATGCCTGATACTGTTAAGTTACCAAATAAAATACACGCATTAAACTGAGCTTGAGCAATCGCATTGTTGTGTCCGTACATATTAACGGTTGATGCAAAAACAGTTTCATTGAAATAGAGTTTTCCTGCACCTGATGTAACTGTTGCCCAGTTAAAGTCAGCAGCAGTTAAAAGAGTTACATTAGAGAAACCTGATCTGTGGTCACCAGTTCCAGAAAAAGAACTGTGCATTGAAATGGCACCAGTAACTCTTACTGATTCTTTTTGACCTTCACCAACAATAAATACGTTTGCTTTAAGTGAAATAGCTTCAGAATAATTACCAGGCGCAACTTTTAATGCGTATCTTTTTGTAGGTGACGCATCGGAGATTGCATTTAAAGCAGCTGTGATTGTTAAAAATGGTGAATGTTGTTTTCCAGAGTTTGTATCAAGACCATTTTTAGCAACATGAATAACTTGGTCTAGTCCAAAGGTTTTTAAAACATCAACCTGACTTTGTAGGGCAGTATCAGCGTTGGCCCTAGCAAGTGCCTCTGCGGCAATATCAGCTTCTAAATCAGAAATTGCTTGTTGTAAATCTTCCCCGACTTGTCCCTCTAATGAAGTAATCCTACCATCAAGGGCAGTGTCAGCAGCTTCTCTTAAGCCTTTTTCTTCTAAAACTTCTGCATCAGTGTAATCTTTTGCAGCCTGAAGTGAATCAGAATCGCCTTGAACTCTATCAAGAATTTCCTGATTAATTCTTCCGCTTTCTGCTTCAACTGATTGTTCAACTGAGCTAATTTGATTGTCGAAGTAGTCAATAACCTCTGGGGCTAAAAACTTCTTCTTAATTTGTTGAGCCATCCTTGTACTCCTTGTTAGTATTGGATGATTAATGTTTCGTTAACTTCTAAGAAATTATCGAGACCTAATCCATCCCAACTTATGTCACTTCCTATGACTTCAAAATCAATACCGTTGACCTGAGAAATTCCGCCAACGATAGTCATAGACACCGCATTGGGATAAAAAGGCTCGGTTGATAAAGTTACTTTTTTATTATCAATATCTTGTTGAGAAAGTGTGATGGTTGCAACATTTGATGTTCCGCCACCACTACCCAAAGGAAACCCACCTTGTAGTGTGTCATTTCCTCCATAATAAATACCTTCCGTTGTGTCGTAAACAATTTCAGCACTAGCAAGAATCAATTGCTCTCGCTGTGATGATGTAATTTTAGGGACTTTAAATACTGCCATCGACTACCCTTAAACCACCGTCAATAATAGAGACTTCGTTTGATCTGTCTCCAGTATCGATTGTAAGGTCACTCTGAAAGTTATCTCCAAAATCAACAGATCCAGACTCAACCATTTGAGTGGTTATGTTAACAAAAACTAGATCGATTGATTGTGGATCAAACTTCCAAGGCATTTAAAACCTCGTCCTAATCATGTTAGTTATAGTTTTCTTATCGCCATTCTGATACGTAACTAGAACAGTTTGAACAGTTACAGAGTTCTTTTTATACGTGTAAAGCTCTTGTTGATTTGCAGGAAATGTTGTGATTATTTCGTCCCAATCAACGCCAGCAGATTCAACAGGAAGTGCAGTATCAACAGAAACAGAAACAGATGATTTATCATTTGGTGCTTCCCTGAACTTATCAAACTCTCTATCGTTAAGATTCGATTTCATTCAGTTTCACCATTTCCTCTAGAGAATCTGAGTCAAACTCATACCAAGCAAACCAGTTTTGGCCGTCATGAACAACATGATATTCAAAGTAACACTTCTTTTCTATGTTATTCTTCAGCATCAACACTTTAAGCGTTTCAGGAGATTTACTCTTTAAGTAATGCTTAACGTGCGTTGGTTTCTTAGTCATAAAAAAAGGCTACCCATTTCTGAGTAGCCCGTAAAGTAAAAAACTTAATTAGTCGTTTAGACCGATAACAAGTGGAGACTTACCAGAAGCTGCACCTTTTTGACCAAGCTGCATGCCTTTAACCCCAAAAAGCTGGTCGATAGCCGCTTTTTTAGCCCCTACCCCATAGCCGATTTCGTCTTGTTCTCCGTAAGAAGCATTCTTTTGGAAAGCAAAAGCAAGACCAGATTTCTCAGCAAGGTAAACTTGAGAAGAAACAAGTCCTGAGTGCATAACGATAGGAATTCCAAGGAACGTACCGATCACTCCACCAGGAAGAACGGACTGTCCAAAGTTTTGAGCAGCTTTAATTTCAGAAATTCCGAAAAGAGCTTCTTTTTGAGCAGGTGAAACTAACCATACGCAATCAGCAATATTAGCTTCGTTTTCTTCTAGCTCTCTAACCATAGTTAAAAGGTTGGCATAAGTTACGTTAGCATCAGTTCCAACATTGATGAAAGCGTGAGCAACTGAACCAAGCTCAGAGATGATTGCGCTGTCAACATATCTTGCTTGAGCTGCGGCAGCTCTTTTTGCGAACTCAAGTTGAGCAGGAATGTTCGATTGAACAGCAGTCATTGAGTCAATGATCCAAGAAACATAAGCGTTCTTGTCTAGAAGCATTGTATCAACAGCAGCAGTTAATTGAGAAGCATCACCATAAGCACCTTCAGCACGATCAATTACTGTAAAGCTAGAAAGCTTTGGAACAGAAATTCTATCGTAACCAGGCATTGCAAGGCTAGAAAGGTCAGTGAAAAAT